ATTAACCCTCTTAGCTATTTATCGAAAAACCTTTTAAAATGAATTTGAACTCTCTTAACAAAAACCAACATTTGAACTATTATGAATCCTTAAGATTTCAAAGACCCATTGATATGGATGAATTGTCCTTTAAACCTGAAGTTCCATTAGAGTTTTTAAATCTTTCTTGTAAAGAATTAAGAAGAAGACTAGGTATTTTTGATTTATACCATAATAAAATAGGTAGAAGTTTGCATAATCCATTGGGTGTGTCAGAGAAGAAGAAAATAAGAATTTTTGATTGGATAAGTTTAAATGATTTTATTCCTATCTCTCAAGAATGTATTTCAGACCAAATCCCAGATTTGGCGAATAAATGTGTTGAAACTTTCAATAGAACAACTGGATTTAAATTAACCATAAAGGGTGTTGTATATACACCATACAATCTAATTGTTTTGGTGGATAAGCCCGTTAGTATTTATTTTTACACCATGGGAGTGATAATGACTAACAATGACCAAAAATTAATCTCCAAAATTACTGAAACTTTTGAATATAATGATGCCAAACAACCTTACCATGAAACTTATAGTTATTTTTTCAATGAATTTGCTAAATTTAGTAAATTAAATTACAATTCTATTTTGGATAAATACATTTCATTGTACCCTTTTTTAAGAAATTTAGACCAACTATTTCGTTTAGATTTAGCAATGGATTTTTTAACTTCCATGGACTTTAAATTTAAATTATATAATTTTGATGATTTAACCATTACTACTAACCATTATGAATTTGAAAAATGGTTTTTAATTATTGTGGCTAATGGTGAATTATTTTTACAAAATGATTGTAAGATCTTAGAAATAAACGGATTGGATATTTCTTCATCAACTTTAACTGTTTCATCAATTGAAAAGTTGCCTTCACCTAAACCGATTTCAATTAATGTCAAATCACTTGTTAGAAAAATAAATTTTATCGATTTATTAAACAAATTAAAGGGAATGAATTTGTTAACAAATATTGTTGGTAGTGTTGATGAAAATAATCAATTCCATTTGACTAATTTAGGTGAAGAAATGTTTTTGGTTATTGAATCATTGATAAATTCTTATCCCAAGAATTTTGATTTATATTATATAAAATCTGAATTATACAGAATGATTTGTAATAAAACAATTGGCAACACTTCAGTTCTAAAACCTGGTGATTTAAATGATTTAGTAACTATGGCTGAATCAATTTATGAAAGAAACGGTTTGAATAGAGATCAATTACTCAAAATATCTGAATTATTATATAATAATTATTACAAATCCATTTTGAGAAAATGTATGACTTCATCGAATATAAATAGAGAAGAACTTTATTCAAAATTAAGAAAAGATGACTTAATTGTTATTTTATCAATATCCAAAGTTCCAATTTTATCTTCTGAAAAAAGGAGAAGGGCATTTATTTATTGTTCTATTTTTATACACAAAATTCAATATATTTTAGCTAAAAACTTTGACAGTGAAGTTTACAAACTCATTTTAGATTTAAAGTTAGCTATTTCTAATGGATTGAGAGCAAATGATTTAGCATTTTATGAAATGGAAACACAAAGACTTGATTCTGTTTTTGATAATAGTTCAAGATTGTTAAAAAATAAGATAAAACAATTGAAATCAATGAAGGTTATTGAGGAAGCATACAATTTAATTTTAAAAAATGATACTTATGACATCATTGATGAAGATATAAAGGGAAATGATGATGGGAAAGAAATTCTTGAGGAACATACAGACGAAGAATTGTCAGATGTAGAATCAATTGAGGAAGAGTCAGATGATGATTTTTTTAAAACAGAAAATTTTGATTGGGCACAAGAAGTGGAAGATTTTGAACATCATATTGAAGTAGCTTCATGTTGTTTAAAACCAGAGAATTCATCATCAGCTGTTGCTTTATTAGAAATTATGTTATCAGAAATTTCTGCTCAAAAATTGAATGATTGCATGTTTAATCAATTGAAATATTGTTCTTTCATTTGTACAAATGAACCTGATGAAAGAATATTATTTGATCTCATAGATAAATTTTTTAGATTTAGACATGAAGTTTTGGCTTGTTTAGTTTATGAGATGTTCAATATGCCTTATATAAAAACTGATGTTTCTTTAATAAATTATACTGAGATAAATAAAACTCCAGATTTTCTTTTTGATGATGGAAATACAGTAGTAATTTTAGAATTTGGTTCAAGTTCAAATTATACTGGATATTTGGCAAAAAAAGGTGTAAATGAAGAAGATATTTATAGTAAATACTATGGAGTAATAACTGATATAAAGAAAAATTTTCCTCAGAAAAAATTAATTTACAGAGGAATTGTCTGGGATATGGGAGATTTAAAAAATGATAAATATTTAAAAGAATTGGTTTTTATCTCTGAAGTGATGAATATTGAAGTCAGAGATGGTTTTTTAGAATATTTTGAAACTATGAGAAAAGCTTTTATTTATATTTCTGAAGAATACTACAAACAATATTATTCTTATTTTTCAGATAAAGTTTTCAATATTGAAAATCCTGAAGATTTTGATTATAAGAATTACATTTCAAGTATTTTAACTGAAAATTATGAAGAGCACCATTATGATATAGATTTTATCCCTAGACATGTTTATAACAATTTAATGTTGAATCAAATTTCTATAATTAGGCAATGTGATTCAATTAAAAATAAATTAAATCCAGAAACAATTAATAACAAATATATTATTATTATGAACAAAATAACTGATAAATTCACTGTAGAAGAAGATAAAAGAGGTATTGAAATCCAAGAATTCATAAATTTTTTAAACAATTTCAAATATGAATTCATTTTACAACATTTGTATTCTAGAGAAAAGAATTCAACTATGAAAAGAGTTATTGGAACTGGTGAAAAAGAAATTGTAACTATAAATAAAAATTTGAATGAATTAACTTTAGATGAACCCTTATTTACTGACAATCACACTGTAAAAGAATTCTCAGTGCCCTTAGAAAAGGATTTGATGTTCACAAAAAAGACTGAAATTATCTATAAGAATAAGGATTATGCTGATAGATTAGTGACTCATTTAGGACAACTAAATGGAGAGGACAATCCTGTTATGATGTCTAGTTGTAAATTAACATTAGAAAAAGTCATCTCTGGATTGGATGAATTTCATAAAAAAATGTTAGAAATTAATCAAGTTAGTAATTTTAAAATCAAAAGGAGTTTTATTTATTTAATTCCAGCATCGGATAGATTAATCATCTCTAATTTTAGATCTAAACCAGCATTGTGCAATGAAATTTTGAATAACAACATAAATTTAGGACCATTTACCAACAAAATTTTAGGGATTATTTCGCAAAAGGAAGTTTGGGGGACTGAAACAAAATCAGTACCAATTGAAATCACTGAATTAAAGATGAAAATTTCAAAATTAGGTCGTGAAATTACTGATAAACACAAAGAATTGTATTTCAACAGAATAGAAAATAAAATTTCAGGTGGCTATCCAAACAAATATGAAGTAAAAGAATTTTTCAAGGATTTTAAAGGGTTTGATGAAATGTCTGAATTACAAAAACAAATGAATCTTTTAAGGAAAGAAAAAGGATTTATTGAAAAAGAAATTTCTGCTATTCGTCTGACTCATGAAGTTGCAACTTCTTTGTTTAAGATTGAGTTGTCACATTTCAAAAAAAGAGGAGAAAAAAGTGTTTATTCTGGCGTTGGTTTATCCTTCGATCCTATTGATTTGACTGAAAAAATGGAATTGTTTAGAGAGTATTTGTTGTTTGCTTGTCCTAATCCTTGTGCCCCTAAAATCGTGTTTCCTAATTCTGAGGACATTCCATTATTTCATAAAATGAAAGAAGATTCTTTTAATAAATTTGCCCCATATATTGAATTTTTTAGGAATACCAATTTAGGTTCAATTTTGGAATTTAATCAGAGGCTTTGTCATACCTTGATGTATGTTTCACAGACATCATTAGGTAGCAATCAACTTTATTATGACAATTTAGGGTATGACAATGTTATTGTTTTAATTAAAGGTGGAGAAAAAGTATACAAAACTGGAAAATCAAAGATTTTTAAAGTTATTATGCCCAGTAATGAAATTATATCATTTTTTGAAGTTGGAACAGGATCTTCTACAACCAATTTTCAAATAAATGACAATTTATATTCTTCAACTCCTTGGATGATGATGGATGAAAAAATTTTGGCTGAAGGCTTATTCATATATAATAGAAATTTATTGGCAACAATTTTATCAACAAATTTGAGAGAAACTCCTAAAGAACATTTTAAAGACACAATAATGACACCATTATTGTCGCTTCATTCTAGAAGACAAACAGAGGTCATGCTTCATGGATTAAGATATATTTTAGCAAATTCAACGGGTGAATATTCAAACATTAAGGAAATGTTGCCAGAATTTTCAGGATTTAATTATGATTTTTTACAAGCTTATTTAAGATTAAAATTGGGTGAAAATTTCCTTGAATTCTATGAAAGCTCGCAAAAATTGAAAGAAATAAAACATGGATGGGTAGAAATGAATCATTTATTTTTTTCTGACATAAAATTAAAAACTAGGCAAGATTTTGCTTATCTGTTGTATTGTAAATATACAATGGTTAAAGCACCCTTTGAATGGTCAACTGAATCAATGATCAATGCCAAAAGCATTTTTAAAAATCAATCTGATTACCTTAAAAATCATCACTTAAAATCAAGTTTTGAAATCCAAATGAAAGATTCAACTTATTTTGTTTTAGAAACTGATGAAAAACATTTAGAATTTAATGATGATTTTAATTTTGACCCAGAATTTGTTGCAAATTTAGCTCAATTTTCCTCAGATTATTTAATTAAGAAAGTTGGTAGATCTCAATTATTTAAAATTTTTAACAATGTTATGAGTAAATCATATGATTCCTTAGCCAATTCAAAGGGTCTGAGGAATGATAGGGATATGAAAAATTATTTTGGAGACAAAGGTTATTATGTAACATATAAACATTTATTAGATGATAAAGATTTCTTGAAAAAATCTGAAAGAATCCATGAAGAAAATTTAACATTTGAAGAAAAAGTTAAATCTATGGCAGAATTGAATGAAACATATTTAAAATTAATACCAAAGACAAAATTAGACTTTGTTAATTTCAATTTTGCAAACAAACCACAAGATGGTGGTAGCAGAGAAATTTACATTATGGGCTTAACAACTAAACAATTTCAGCAAGTTATTGAAAATTATTTTTCTGCTTTGTGTAAATTCATTCCAAATGAATTAATTTCTATCCCTAGTAATAAAAGAATGAAGGATATCCATTCTATGACTTTTGAAAGTCAACTTATTGACCAAAATAGAGTTGATTATTCTTGGGTCATGGATTGTAGGAAATGGGCACCTAGGAGTAATTTTACCAAATTTATAGTATTTTTGGCTGGAATGGACAATGCATTACCGAAATCCTTTGTTAATCATTGTATTTATGTATTTTCTAAATTTTATGAAAAAAGGTTGTATTTTAATCAAAAGTTGTTTGATCAAATGAAAGGCAATATAACCTTTGAAGAATTTTTAGACCATTTAGTCGAAGATGAAGAGTCAAAAGAAGAAAAATGGGTTGAAGTCAATGCTGAAATTTACCATTCTTATACTGAAGAGAAAAAAGTAAAGGAAGGAAACAGGAAAGATGCTAGTGTTAAAAAATTGAAATATTTTATAAAAAAACCCTGTTGTAATAGATATATGACAATGCCTTATAGTTGGATGATGGGTATTTTCAATTATTTGAGTTCTTTTATGCATGCAATGAATCAACTTTATTCATCTCATATAATTTCAACAACTAGTCGTAAATATTTGAAAGCAGAAAATATATTGGTTGCTAAAGCTCATTCTGATGATTCAGCTGCAAAACAAACAATTGTTTGTCACTCTGCTGATTTTAATCCTGACTTAGTCCTTAAGAAAACTATTTATTGGTATGAAATTATGTTAAAAGCCTGCAATCATTTGTTATCAAAAAAGAAAGTTTGCATTGGAAAAGTATACTTTGAATTATTAAGTGTACTCTATTTAAACAATGAGTTATTACCACTTATTGCCAAATTTGCCAGTAGAATTTCATTCAAACCAACAAATAAGGGTTATGTAGAAGACATGTTTTCAGTTTATAATTTAGTAATAGAATTAATTTCAAATGGAGCTTATTTTGATGAAGCTTATATTTCACAAATAATTTTGTCCAATTCTATTTTTAGATTTTATTTCAATTCTTTGCCTAAAAAAATAAATTATAGTTTACCACCTCATTGCATGGGTATACCTGATGCTCATCCTTTAAGTATTTTTATGTGTGGATCAGATAGTGATTTAATCAGAATTCAAAATTCAGACAAGAGGTTATATGAAATACTAAAACATGTCAACAGTTATTTTGTTGGCAAAGGTGAAACAGGTAGTCATTTCCCTTATGTTACTCCTCCATTGGTTACATTCAATGTCCCAAAAAAATATAAATTATTAGAAGATAAAATCAATTCAATGGTACCAAAGGAGTTTTTAGAAAAATGGACTGTTATGAATTCAGATACCAATAACACTTTTTTAAATATGTTAAAGTTTGTTCATAAAATGAATTCAGATCCGCTTTTCATCAATTCAATGCAGAATGAAAGTGCTACAAAAAGGATTCTCACACTTATTATTATAAAAATACTGATTTATTCAAAAATTTTCCTGGTTCTACATATCGTAATTATCAAAAATTATTTGAAGCTATTGTTGCTAACCATAAATTTGAATATAAAAGTGAATCTATTAAAGAATCATTCATAAAAATTATTGGTGAAGGAAATTACAATTCATTTAAAACATTTTTGAAGAAAATTGATTTAAACATTTCAAAAAACGGAATTGACGAATTATCCAATTTAAAAAATTT